AGCGCAAAGGGCAGGGCGACCTGGCGCTATTTGCCTCGCAACATTTTAATGTCGAGATCGGGCTGTCGCTCAGAGGCGACCGATGGGCCGGTGCGGAATTCTGGGAAAAGCAGACCGATAAAACATTGACGCTTGAGCGGTTGCTTGAGCGTTCGGAAATCGTGGTGGTGGGGATCGACGGTGGCGGGCTGGATGACTTGTTTGGGCTCTGTACTCTCGGACGCTGCCGCGAGACCAAACACTGGCTTTCCTGGTCGCATGCTTGGTGTCACGAGAGCGTCCTGCAGCGAAGGCAAACCATCGCGGCAACGCTGCAGGATTTCCAGAATAACGGGGAGTTGACCATTGTCCAAGACGAATTGGATGACATCACCGCCATCGTTGAGATCATTTCCGACATCAAGCGAAGAAATCTTCTGGCGGCTGTCGCTGTTGACCCTGCTGGCCTCGGTGAAGTCGTGGACGCGCTCGGACGAATCGGAGTCTCCGTCGCCGACAAAAACCTGATCGGCGCGCCGCAAGGCTATCAGATGATGAATGCGATCAAGGGCAGCGAGCGCAAGCTGGCCAACGGTACGCTATGGCATAGCGACTCGGCGCTGATGTCCTGGTGCGTCGGCAACGTCAAGATCGAACCGACCGCGACGGCGATAAGAGCCACCAAGCAAAACGCCGGTGATGCCAAGATCGACTGCGCCATGGCGATGTTCGATGCCGCCTTGGTCATGCAGAACAAGCCCGACGAGGCGCCGGCGTTCCAGATGTTCTTCGTCGGCTGAATTCCCAAAGGTGAAATCATGACACTTAACCGCGCCTATTCGGTGCTGGATATTAAGTCGTTCAACGACGAGCAACGCATTATCGAAGGTGTTGCCTCGACGCCGAGTGCCGATCGCGTCGGCGACGTGGTTATGCCGCGCGGCGCTAAATATAGCCTTCCGTTACCAATGCTGTGGCAACACAAATCGGGCGAGCCGATCGGCCAAGTGGTATGGGCCGAATCGCGCGATGACGGAATTCCGTTCCGCGCCAAGATCGCCCAGTCGACCGAACCGGGTAAATTAAAAGACCGGCTCGACGAGGCGTGGCAGTCGATCAAATTGGGCCTCGTGCGCGCGGTATCGATTGGCTTCAAGCCCGTTGCCGACAAAATCACGCACTTGAAGGGCGGCGGCTTGCAATACGACGAATATGAAATTTTAGAAGTCTCCGCAGTCACCATTCCGGCCAATGCCGAAGCGTCCATCCATACCATTCGTTCAATCGATCAAGGCCTGCGCGCCGCGTCCGGCGATACGCAACCAGCCTTGCCGGCCTCGTCAGGCCCTCAGCCCGCCGCCGTCGCGGTTTCCCGTTCCATCAAATTGGAGGCCAGGACTATGGCCACGAAGACCAACGCCGAGAGGATCAAGGACCTCGAGGCAAAACGCGCCGCCGAAGTGGCCGCGCGAGACGCAATTCAAAGCAAGATCATGGAAGAAGACCGCACCAAGGACGAGGCCGAACAGAATGCGTTTGACGATCACTCGACCACCATCAAGTCGGTCGATCGCGAACTGAGTGATTGCCGGCTGATCGAGAAGGAACTGATCAGCACCGCCAAACCTGTCAGCAACGGAGACGGCGTGGCAATGCATCAATCCGTTATCCAGGTGAAGGCGCCGACGCTCGAGCCCGGCATTGGATTGATGAAGGTGCTGGCGTGCCAATTGCACGCGCGTGAGTTTCATCGCGATATCATTGCGGTGGCGCGGCAATATTGCGGACAATGGCCACAGGTGGAAAACTATCTGACGCAAAAGGCTGCGGTAGCCTACGGTACGACAACCGGCACGACATGGGCCGCACCGCTGGTCTATGCGCAGAACCTCACATCCGAGTTCGTCGAGTATCTGTTGCCGATGACGTTCCTCGGCAAGATCACCGGGCTGACGCGGGTCCCATTTAACACACGCATCCCCCGAGACATTGGGGCGATTTCAGCCCAGTGGGTCGGGGAGGGCGAAAGCAAGCCGGTAGGAGCAGGCGCTTTTGACGCTGTGACGCTAGCGTTCAACAAGATCGCGTTGATCGTCGGCGTAACGCAAGAGCTTGCCCGCTTCAGTAGCCCATCCGTAGAAGAATGGGCGCGCAAAAAACTTGCCGCCGCAATCGCCAAGTTCATGGACGAGCAGTTTATCACCCCGTCGATCACGGCAATCGTCGGTTCTCGTCCGGCCTCGATCACCAACGGTGCCGACAGTGATGCCGCATCGGGGACTGCTTCCACCGATCTGATCCATGATCTCCGCGAAATCCTGAAACACTTTCAGGACAACAACATCGACACCGGGAATCTGGTGCTACTGATGCAGCCGCAATTGGCAACGGCGATCGGGGCTATCTATACGACGCTCGGGGTGCGGCAGTTCTCGGAAATCGACAATAATCGTCTGTCAGGGATGAACATCATCACTTCAGGCAATGTGCCATCAGGGTATGTTGTTGCGTTGGATGCGCCTTCGGTGGCGGTTGCCGATGAGGGCGGGTTGGAGATTTCGGCTTCGACCGAAGCCTCGGTTGAACTCGATGACAATCCAACATCTGGAAACTACCACTTGGTCTCGGCCTTCCAGAACAACCTGCTATTTATTAGGGCCGAACGTTTCGTGACCTGGAAACGGTTGCGGGACAAAGGCGTGTTTTATCTGACCAACTGTGCCTACGGCGGCGCGGTCACCTGATGACGCTCAAGGCAATCAAAATGTTCGACTATGACCAGCGTCGGTTGCAGGCGGGTCAAGTATTTGAGCCTGCTTCCGACGCTGATGGTCGCGTGTTGGTGTTGGCGCAATTGGCGGTCGAGATCGAGGACGAACCGCCCAAGAAGAAACCAAAACGCTATCAGCGTGCCGACCTGCGGGCCGAGGACGACGAGTGAAAATCCTCGGCTTTGAGGTTTCCGTGCGCAAGCAGTCACCCATGCTGCCGTCAACGGTGTATGACCGCGGCTGGTATCCGATCGTGCAAGAACCTTTTGCCGGCGCCTGGCAGCGCAATCTGCCGTTGAGCATGGAGAACCCGCTGCAGAACGCGACGCTGTACCGTTGCGTTTCCATGATCGCCGCCGACATAGCCAAGATGCGGCTCAAGCTGATGCAACCGGTCGATCAGGTCTGGGAGGAAACCACCACTAGCGCATTCTCGCCGGTACTCAACAAGCCAAATCGGTATCAGACCCGCATTCAATTCTATGAAAGTTGGCTGATTGCAAAATTGCGTGCCGGCAATGCCTACATTCTGAAAGAACGTGATAATCGCAACGTCGTCAGCGCGCTTTATGTGCTCGATCCCAATCGGGTCAAGCCGATGGTGGCAAATGACGGCTCGGTGTTCTACGAGCTCAACACCGACAACCTGGTCGGCATTAACGAGGACCGCGTCACGGTGCCTGCCGATGCAGTGATGCACGACCGCATCAATTGCCTGTTTCATCCGCTGGTGGGCATGTCGCCGCTGTTCTCCACGGCAGCGCCTGCCTTACGCGGATTATCGATTGAGCAATTCTCTGGATCATTTTTCGGAAATTCGGCGCGACCATCCGGCATCCTGACGGCACCCGGCAATATCGATGAGGCCACTGCCGGCAGGTTGCAAAACAACTGGAACAGCAACTACACCGGTATAAATCAAGGTCGCGTGGCCGTGCTCGGTTCAGGCGTGACATGGAATCCGCTGCAACAGAATGCCGTCGACAGCCAACTGATCGAGCAGCTCAAGCATACCGATGAAACAATCTGCACGGCATTCGGTATCCCGGCGTTCATGGTGGGGGTGAAGGATCCACCCACGCTAAACAATGCAGAGCTGATGGACTTGCAGTACTACAAGCAATGTCTTCAGTCTTTGATCGAGCATATCGAACTGATCCTATCGGAAGGCCTCGGGCTGATCGACGCCGGCTACCGTGCCGAATTCGACCTCACCGGCCTGTTCCGCATGGACTCGCAGACGCAAATCACGGTGCTCGCGGAAGCTGTGAGCAAAGGCATTCTGTCGCCCAACGAAGCGCGTCGGGTGCTCGGCTACATCGATGTAACCGGCGGCGAGTCGCCGATGGCGCAACAGCAGATGTTCACGCTCGAGGCTTTGGCCAACCGCGCCAATGCGCCGGCTTTGACGGCCGCACCGGCGCCAATGCCAAGCCCGGCCA